GGATTTAGACCTAGACCTTTCATCAACGAAGCATATGCAAGAGGTATAAGATGGATAGATGAAAATATAGGTGAGTTCAATACCGATTTAATTAACAGAGATGTTGAAATGATATTCTCACAAAATGGAGCAACAGTAAACTAGATGCCAAATACAGTAAACATAACTCTTGACCCAACTTACACAAGTGTAACAGGCAATCCTATGGTATTTGTTGTTAGTGGTTCAAACATAGATGAGTTTCAATATCAGTATGTACTAGATATAAGAACTTATCCTGATAATATTTTAAGAACAAGAATAAAACAATTTCCTAACCCAAGTGGTGTTGCAATATTTGATGCATCTCCAGTAGTAGGTGATTATTTACAATATAACCCAAATGGATTTACTTCATCACAAGTTTATTCTCCAATAGGTACTGAGTATCAAAGATATACAATAACTGCAGGTGAAGAGTATGGTACATCACCTTCTTCTTCTGTAACTCTGTTTAATGGTCAAGGTGGGACAGGAACTCCTAGTGTAACTGGTTCTCAACAAGATGGTATCTATTCTGCATGGGGAGGAACCCTTGCAATAACCCCTAGTTCAACAGGACAAGGTGGTGGTTGGAACTTTGGTGATTACTTTGATGATACATCAGGTGAATATATTTTAAGTTCACAACAGAGTTCTATGTTAGGTGCATCACAAACCAATCATAAGGTAGGTAGAAACGATTACGCACTCTTACCAATCTTTGATGCATCAAATAACATTACTACTCAAAATACTAACATACAGTTGTATTCTCCAACAAACTCTTTAATAGGTGAAATAAATTTACCAAGAACTCTTGCACAGAGATATATCAACTATATTCCTTATGGACCACAAAACTTAATCGATGCTGGATATTTTACACAATCTCAGATAGATTCTGCAGGATGGATAAGAGCAAGAGTACTAGGTACTACAATAGATAAATCATTTACCTTAGAAGGTTGTCCTTCTAATTATGAAAGAAGAAATTTCTTATTTATAAACAAGTGGGGTCTATGGGAATCATATGGTATGAATACACCTTTAAGACAAACTACTACTATTACAAGAGATGAAGTTAAGTTACCAAATATACCTTGGTCATCATTAAATGGTACAAATTCATTTAGTAAAAGAGGATACGATACATATAATCAATCACAAGAAGATAAATTTACAATCACTACTCCTTATATAAGAGATGAAGAAGTGCAGATGGTATCAGAGATACTTGAATCACCACAAGTGTATCTTCAATATAATAGCTTAGATATGGGATTGGGAGTAACGGTATCAAATACGTTTGTACCTATTCAAATTACTAATTCATCATATTCACATAAAACAAGTAGATTGCAGAAAGCATTCCAATACGATATAGAATATAAATTAGCTAACCCAAGACCAAATAGATAATGAGTTTAGTAATCAGAGTTGAATATGAAGGAACTACCTATGATTTGGATATCCAAGAGGATATTCCTGTAAGATTAGATATATCCGCAGTAGAGAACACCGATATAGGTGAATTCTTTGGTGTGGGTTCTCAAATATTTGACATACCTGGTACTAAGAGTAACAACTCATTCTTTAAACACGCGTATAACGTAGGAGCATCGGATGTACCTGCGTTTGCTAATACAATTGATGGTAGGATAATATCTCGTGGAGATACTATCTTAAAAGGACAGTTTCAACTTTTAGAAGTAATCAAAGATGAAGATGGATATGTAAATTATAAGTGTCAGATTGCTGATGAAACAATTCAGTTTAAAGATGAAATACAAAACAAACTTATAAAGGATGCTGATTGGACTGCATATGAACATACACTAACTACAAGTTCTATTATAGATTCATGGTCTAATGGATTATTAGATGGTAATGTTTATTATCCTTTAGCAGATTATGGTACAGATGATCCTGAAAACCCTGGTAACTTTCCACAGTTTGGATTTTCTGGTGGTGGTCCTGGTAATTTCTTTGATAATCCTTTAACTCCTATAAAACCTCAACAATTTTTACCTGCAGTTAGAGCAAGAGAAACTTTAGAAGTTATCTGTGCACAGGCAGGTTTTAGTGCATCAGGTGATTTTATCAATAGTGGTAATTTTTCTAACTTAATGATTTTACCTAAAGGTCAAGAACAGATGGGTATTGTTGTTACTGGTTCAGAACAACCGATTGGTTATGCAACCAACAATTATAATCAAGTAATATCACTTGGTCCAAGTGCAGCGATTGGAACTATATTAGCTGCAAATACTATTATAAATGACCCATTAAACAAATTTGAAGTTAGTGGTTCTCAAGGATATGTCTATTATGAAGCAGATGGTATTGGAACTTATGAAGCATCAGCACAGATTGGATTCTTTAATCCAATGGCATTCGGAGCACAAGGTGAAGCACAAGTAGATTTAAAATTAGTAAGAGGTACTTTTCCATTTAGTTCAACAGTAATTGCATCAACATCTCAAACCTTTACACCTCAAGATGGCTTTAATACATTTACATTGAATGTAGGTGGTTCTTGGAATTCTAGTACTGCAGAACAACTTTGGGTGTATGTAGATTATTATACTGTATCAGGAACACCAAACCTTAATTTAAACTTACTTGGATTTAGTTCTAATTTATCAGTTACAAGTGGACCTACTAACTTTATAGGTGCAACTGTTGATATGGCTCTTCAATGGCCAGCAGATTTAAAATCAATTGATATTGTTACTTCGTTGATAAAACAATTTAACTTAGTTGTATATCCTCACCCTACACAAGATAAGACAATTGTATTTGAACAATTTGATGATTGGATTAGAGAAGGAGCACAAAAAGATTGGACTGAGAAATGGAATACTGCAGAAAGAGTTGCTGTAAAACATACCATTGATGAAGAACCAGCAGAATTGTTGTTTAGTAATGCAGATGATAGTGATAGATTCTCAGTAGAAGCAAAAGAAAGTGCACCATATTATCAGTATGGAACTTTAAGAGTACTTGCGGAGAACAACATATCACAAGGTAAAAGAGAAATTAAAAATACATTTGGACCAACAGTATTAGGAGGACCTTTTATTTCTGGTTCACTTAAAGTAGATGGTACACCTACATATAATTTAGATTTAGCTTCCTCATTTGGTTTTCCACACTTATATAAGTTTGATAACAATCAGTTAAAATCTTATAAGTTTAAACCAAGATTAGGATATAAAGCCAATAACTCTATACCATCTGGTTCTCAATTAGTAATTGGTGACTCTGGTACTGCAAGTGATAGAATTATTATTAGTGGTTCTTATGGAACTCTTTCTAATGTAAATGGTTTACCTGCAAGAAATGGTGATGCTGATTTACATTTTAACAATACCTACTTTAACTTTGTTGGACCTGGTCTTAATTTACAAAGTAGTACTTCTAACTTTGATGCATATTGGAAAACTTATATAGATTCTCTTTACTGGCAAGATAACAGAAAGATTACATTAGATATAAAGTTTGATGCACAAGAATATAAAGATATCAAGTTAAACGATATTATATTTGTAAAAGACCAACAGTATAGAATAAACAAAATAATGGGATTCAACGTTACTTCAGATGATGTAGCAACAGTAGAGTTGATTCGTTTATACCCACAGTATTATCAAAATAATCCTGATTGTGATTTTAGTTATTCAGTAGAACCACTTAATTGTGATTTTACTTTTGAAGCTTTTGCAGGTGCTACACCAACTCCTACACCTTCTCCTACACCAGTAGTTGACCCATGTGTTCAATATTCGGTTAAAAATAATTCTAATGGTACTGTTGTAGTTAATTGGACTTGTTGTGAAGGTGGTGCACAAACAAATACATTAACTCAAACAAGTTTGAGTGATGGTAGTGGTATGTTGTTCTCAAGTAGAGCTCTACCAAGTATTACAGGAAGTACTACTGGTACAACAGATAGATATATTTTCAATACACTAGATACTGTAAGTATGGGTGTAGATGATGTAAGTCAAACTATCGCACAAAATATAGTAGTAAGTGGTTCAACTATTGCACCTAATACTAAATTCTATTATTCATATATTGATACTGGTTCTTGTGATTGGACATGTGGAGAGTTTAAAACAGATACAAATCCAGGTGGGACTGAGTTTCCAATTACTGCAATGTCTGGTTCAATTAAGATGTTTACTGAGAGTGGAGGTGCACCATTTGTGTACACAAACTTTAGAGTAGTTAACGAGTTCTCTCATAGTTGTGATTTAGGTCCAACTCCTACACCATCTCCAACACCAACACCTACACCTACATTACCACCAGGTCCAACTCCTACACCCGTTGTACCAACCCCTACTCCTTCTCCTACACCTCAACCTGTATTCTCTTATACTGGTGTAGTATCTAGTACAAATTATTTTGATGCTTGTAATGATGTTCCAGAAGTAGAAAGAACAATTTATACAAGTGGTCCAATTAACTCAGGTTCATATGCATATTCAGATGCATCATTAACAAATGAATTTACTTTCTTTGAGTTCTTCATTGATAATGCAACTGGTATAGGATATGAGTTCCCTCCAAGTAACTTCTCAGGTTTAATTGTTGATATTAATCCAGACCCATGTGATGTAACTACATTTAATATCTTTAGAGATTATAACGAGTATGATGCTTGTTCTTTATGTGTAAGTGATGTAAAGTATGCAGATGGTGATGTAACAATGTCTAATGGAATAAGATTATATGATAATATAACTTTAGAAAATGAATGGATAAATGGTGAAGGAGCTCAATTTGTAGAAAGTGGTTCTTCTGCTCAGATTTACAATTACATTTACCAAAGTGGTGTATCTGCTAGTGGTGCTGATGTTTGTTATACTGTTTATGAATTTACAGGTTCTTATACACAAACCTCTGACCCACTTAATGTTTGTAATTCACAAAATAGTGGTATTGATTATTATACTAAAGGAACACCTGCAGTAGGTAAGTTTATTTATGAAGATTCTTGTGTAACTGATGAAACAATTGCAAGAGATTTTATTTGGAATGAAAATACAAACGATTTATATTCTTTAAGTTATTCAGGTGAGATTTTAGGTATTACATCTTCGTTCATCTGTCCTACTCCAACGCCTACACCAACTGCTACTCCTACACCTATTGTAACTCAGTTTGATGGACAGTGGTCATTCAGTAGTGTAAACGATGCTTGTTTATCACCAACAGATTCAGGAAGTTTATACTTCGCTCAGATATGGGGTACACCATTTGAAGGTGAATATAATAATTTCGTTTATGAAGATGCTGCGTTAACTACTCCATTTGTATTCTATCGTGCAATAATCAATACAGATACAGACCAATTATATAATACTGTTAACCCAAATAGTGATGGTAGAATTACAAGTATTGTAGATGATGCATGTAACCCTTCTATATTCACAATATACGAAACTACTAACCTTGGTGTTGCTTGTTCTTCTTGTCCTGCGTTAGAAAAAACAGTATATGCAGATGCATCAGCAAGTGTAATAACAGATGGTGTAAAATTATATGATAACTTTACTTTAACAGACCCTTATAATCCAATTGGTCAACCTGCGTTTGCAGTAAGTGGTTCTAATGGAGCAGATGGACAAACTCTTTTCGTAGTTGATTCTAATAATGAAGTTGAATCGACTGGTGATTCTTGTGGAACATGGACACAGTTTAATGGATTTGATTCTATTGCATCAACTCAACCTTCTCCAATTTGTGGAGTTTACGATGAACAGTTTTGGGCATCATCTCCAATTGTATCTGGTTCTGTAATTTATACAGATGAATGTGGTAGAACTTTATTAGGTTCAAGTGAGAATTGGGTTTACAATGATAATGAAAATGAATTGTATGTAGTAAATGAGAATTCATATGATTCTGCAGTAGATTCTATTATAACATCAGTATGTACACCACCTACTCCTACACCTACACCTGGTCCTTCACCTACACCAACTCCTACACCAGTACCACCATTCGAAACTTATACAATGGCGTTTACAAACTTGGCTGGTGATTTATGTAGTGAAACAAACCAAGGGTTTACTCGTGGAACTTATGGTCCGATTGGTATTGGTAAAACAATTTATCAATCTGAGGGTGGAAGTAAAGCAACAGGTTGGAATTACTTTAGAGATGAAGCAACAAACAATGTATGGTATTGTGCTAGTCAAACAAATGCTATAATTACATCGTTCTATGGTCAAGTAACTTGTCCTACTGCAACTCCTGTACCTACGGCTACACCTGGTCCACCAACTCCTACTCCCGTTCCAACTGCTACTCCAGCTCCAACACCATATGTTAGATGGATTAGAATTTATACAGAATTGTGTACTCAGACATCAACACAAAGATATTACAATTGGTATGGTGACCCGAGTAGTTTCCCAGCAGCATTAGTATATGATGCAAATACAGGACATTGTATGGATGTATATTATGATGGTGAAGGATTTAACGCTACATACGATACAATAGATTGTTCAAGTAGATTTGAATATTATGATACTTGTTCAGATTGTCAAAGTGGAACTAATGAACAACCTTGTTAAATAAAGAGAGAATAATATGGCATTAATATCGTACGGAATACAACTTACATCAGCACCTGTTAACTCAGGTCCACAGTATGCTGTCTCTTACTCAACTAATTGTACTACATACACGTATGCTGGACTTATTGATTTACCTGCAAGTTCATCAATAGCTTATGTAGATATTGAAGAAACTTCAACGTGTATAAAATTATCATCTACTGGTAATTGTACAAATGAAGTAGTTAGTGGTTCTACTCCATCTGCTTCTGATTACAATACTCACTTAGTTGTGTTAACACAAAAGAATGGTTCAGGACCAGAGTTTGCTGTAAGTGAAACAACTTCATCTTTATTTACTAACATAGATACTATTGAATTACCAGCACAAGGTTCAAGTGCAATAATTGAACCAAGTGAGGATGCAATTGCAATTAGATTAACTTCTCTTGGTACGTGTACTAATAGTTTAACAAAACCTATAACACCTAGTGGGCCAACCCCAACTCCTGCTCCTGTCACGCCAACTCCTACACCAACTGTTAGTCCTACTCCTACACCTACACCTTCTCCTACACCACAACCTGGTCTACTGTGGTATAAATTAGAAGCATGTAACTTAGGACCTGCAAATGATTGTTACACTTACATACAACCAAGTATTGCATCACAAAGATATGCTGATTATTCTCAAAACCCTATTGTATTTTATGAGTGGGATAATGTAGCACCATTGAGTAGTGACCAAGGAATACCTTGTCCAAATATTCAAATAGTACCTAATCAAAGTGGTTGTCCAACAATTCAACCTACACCAACTCCTACACCTGCACCATCAACACAAAATGTTGAGATAAGAGATTGTAATGGTACACAAGTATGGTATGTACAATTAACAAATGCATCTCAATTCCCTAATGGGTTTGCTCTTAAGTTAACATCATCAGGTGGAACTTTAGATGGAAGT